AAGATTATTGTTTGAACAAAACGACCAAAAAGTAAGACAAGACTTCTTAGATGCGGTTAACCCTATCTTAGACGCTATCAGAAGAGACAGAGGTTTATATGATTTCCGAGTTACAGTATCATCAGATACGGCTGATTTAGATAGAAATCAAATGACAGGTAAGATTTATATCAAACCAACCAAATCGTTAGAATTTATAGACATTACATTCTATATTACTCCAACCGGAGCTTCTTTCGAGAATATATAATAAAAAAATTATGACTCATCTTAGGGTGGGTCATAATTAAGCCTTAATTAAAAATTATGTTAAAAAATAGAATAAAAGAAGGTATTGATGAGTTTGGTGCCCCAGATGAAAAATATTACGCGTTTGATTGGGATGATAATATTGTTTCGATGCCAACAAAAATTTTACTTAAAGATGAAGATGGTGATGAGATAGGGATGTCTACTGAAGATTTTGCAACTTATCGTGAAATAATTGGTAAAGAACCTTTTGAATTTGACGGACATACAATTGTTGGATTCGCAGAAAACCCTTTTATGTATTTTGGAGTTAAAGGAGATAAACAATTTATAGTTGATGCTATGACTGCTAAACCGGGACCGGCTTGGGAAGATTTTGTTGAGGCAATAAATAATGGGTCAATTTTTTCAATAGTGACCGCAAGAGGTCATACACCATCAGTACTAAAAGAGGCTTGTTACAATTACATTGTTTCAAATATTAATGGTATTGATTCAAACGAATTAGTTAGAAATTTAGAAAAATATCGTGATTTAGCGGATGAAGAAAATGTCTCTAAAAGAGAGATGATTCGAGAATATTTGGACTTATGTAGGTTTTACCCTGTAAGTTATGGAGAAGGTTCCGCAACTAATCCGGAAGAAGGTAAAATAAAAGCGTTAAAAGAATTTGTTAAATATGTTAAAGATATGTCTCAACATATACAAAAAAAGGCTTTCTTAAAAAATAAAATAAATAATTATTTTGTCCCAAAAATAGGTTTTTCTGATGACGATTTAAAAAATGTGGAGGTTGTTAAAAAACATTTTGAGCAAGACCCAGAAAATATTATTAAAACTTATTCAACAGCAGGAGGAATTAAAAAAGAATATTAAAATAATTATTATAAATAAAAACTATTAAATAATTAATTATAATAACTATGATTTCTAGAATTATAAAAAATTTAAATCTAAAAGTCAAGAGAAAAAAATTAAATAGGTAATATTTATAATAAACAAGATAAAAAAATAAAAATTAAAAACAAATAGACAATGGCTGATTTATTAATGAAAATGCCCATACCGTATGAACCAAAAAGAAAAAATAGGTTTATTGTACGATTCCCATCTACTTTAGGGATTAACGAATGGTTCGTAGAAACAGCTGCTAGACCACATATCACTATTAAAGATGTTGAGATACCTTTCTTAAACACTTCAACATATGTTGCAGGTCGTTTTAATTGGGGAACAATTTCAGTTAAATTTAGAGACCCTATTGGACCTTCAGCATCACAAGCTCTTATGGAGTGGGTACGTTTATGTGCTGAGTCTGTAACAGGACGTATGGGGTACGCAGCGGGATACAAGAAGAACATCGACCTTGAGATGTTAGACCCAACAGGTGTTGTTGTGGAAAAATGGATTTTAGAAGGAACTTTTTTAAGTGATGTTAATTTTGATTCACTAGGTTATTCAGATGATGGTATCGCGGGTATTACAACAACTCTTCGTATGGATAGATGTATATTAGTTTACTAATATTATAAAACTCATAATATATTCAACCCTACATTTAATTATGTGGGGTTTTTTATTTATATAAAAAAAACATTTCTTATTATTTATTATAAAAAGAAAAATATATGGAACAAAATTTATTAGATGCTGCAACACAAAATTTCAGTTTACCACACGATGTGGTTCAATTACCTACAGGTGGTATTTTTTACAAATCAAAAAAGAAAACAGTTAAAGTTGGTTATTTAACGGCTAATGATGAAAATTATTTAATTGGTGCCGGACGTAGTAGTGAAAACATAATCTTAAAATTATTAAGAAATAAAGTTTATGAACACGATTTACGACCTGAAGAATTATTGGATGGTGATGTTGAAGCCATTTTAATATTTTTAAGAAATACTTCTTTTGGGTCTGAATATAGTGTTAATTTAACCGACCCGGCAACAAACAAACCATTTGTTGGTAAAATTAATTTAGATGAGTTAAACATTAAAAAAACTCAAGTTAAACCGGATGAGGATGGTACTTTTACAACTAAATTACCAAGAACCGGTGCAACCGTTAAATTAAGACCAACAACATTCTACGACACTATTGAGTTAGATAAACAAGCGGAACAATATCCTGTGGGATTACAAGCCCCAAGAATTACTTGGAAATTACAAAAACATATTGTTGAAGTAGATGGAGACCAAGACAGAGCAAAAATTGGTTTATTTGTGGAATCATTACCAATTATGGATTCAAAATACATAAGAAATTTTTTAAGAGAAAATGAACCGTCATTGGACTTAAAAAGAAGTGTAATCGCCCCTTCAGGAGAATTGGTGTCTTTCGAGATTACCTTTGGGGTGGACTTTTTTCGACCTTTCTTTTAGTCATAGACAAATGATGATTGAGGAATATATGTATTTAGCTCAATCACTTCGTATATCATATTCGGATTTTCATTCAATGCCGACATATGTTAGAAAATACATTATAAATAAATTAATAGATAATAACACACCAGACTAGTTAATCAAAAACTATGTTTGGTGTATTTATTTATAAACACATTTAATTATGGTAGATAAAGCACCGGAGGGTAAATCACCTTTAGATTATGCAGAAAAAGCGGTTAAGTCAAATATTGACCCGGAAACGATTGCTAAAGTAGTCGTAACACTTGACAATGCTGCGAGTCAAATGCTTAAGCAGTTTGGTCAAGGTCAAGCTATGGCGGACATATTACGTATGAGTATGTCTGAATCTGTTACTTCTGTTAGAAAATTAGGTGGGGATATTGCGGATGTTCTTAGAATTCAAAAAGAGGCTGCTGAGGGATTAGGTAGAAATGTTACTTTAACTGAAGAAACCACAAAAGATTTATATGCCACAGTGGAAGTTACCGGACAAAGTGTAAAACAAATAGTTGCTGGTATGGCTGATGCGGGTATTGGGGCTGGAAAAGCTGCGGGAGAAATGTTAAAAGTTGTTAATGTTGCAAGAGAATCCGGTGTTAACGCTCAAGCGGTTTCTACTACTGTCTTGGATAATATGCAAGCCCTTAATAAATTTAATTTTGCTGGTGGTGTTGAAGGTTTAGCTAAAATGGCTGCACAGGCAACGGGATTAAGAATTAATATGAAAGATACTTTAGATTTTGCTGATAGAATGTTTGACCCTGAAAAAGCAATTGAGTTGGCGGCGTCAATGCAAAGATTAGGTGTTTCTCAGAGTTCATTATTGGACCCATTAAAATTGATGGATTTAGCTCAAAATGACCCCGCTGAATTACAAAATCAAATTGCTGAAATGAGTAAACAATTTGTTCAACTTGGTAAAGATGGACATTTTGAAATTATGCCGGGTGCAAAACGACAACTAAGAGAAATCTCTCAAGCAATGGGAATATCGTATAATGACCTTACTAAAATGGCATTAGGTAGTGCGGATTTAGATAAAAAAATGAAGGAAATTTCATTTCCAAATGTACCTGAAGACCAAAAGAAAATGATTGCCAATATGGCGGAAATGGGTGCGGGTGGTGAATATAAGGTTAAATTTACTGACGCAGAAGGTAAACCACAAGAAAAGAATGTATCTGAATTAAATGAAAAGGATGTTGCCGCTCTTGAAAAAATGGCTAATACGGCTCCTCCAACAATGGAAGAGTTGGCAAAACAACAGTTGTCGGCAACTGAGGCTGTTACTGCAGCAATTAATAGTTTAGGTGATAGAACCGGTTTAGGTTTGGCGGGTAGTAAAACCGGTGGACAATTATTGACTGGGACTAGAAAAGTTGGTTCAGCAATTGGAGATATCCCAAGTGAAGGATTATCTTCAAAAAATATTGCTAAAGAAATTGATAAATTTTCAGACACTGTAATG